AAAAGGAATATTTTTGAAAAATGCGCTCTGTTGCCCTGTATACGGCAACAGGGCGTATATTTTTCCGGGAAAAGAGGGGGGATGCAGAACGACGAAAAAGGAGGGCGGTCAATGGAACAGAAGCAGGAGCCCCAGAGGCCGAAAATCGGCACGGAGGAGGTGCGCCGGGCGGCGGAGATCCTGAGACGGTACCACGCCGGGAAGCGGCAGCTGGAGCAGCGCATCATCGACAACGAGCAGTTCTGGAAGCTGCGGCACTGGCAGCAGATGGAGAAGACGGGGCAGGGCGGCAATCCCGCGGACCCGCAGCCCACCAGCGGGTGGCTGGTGAACTGCATCCTGTCCAAGCATGCGGACGCCATGGACTGTTATCCGGAGCCCACGGTGCTGCCCCGGGAGCCCGGGGACCGGGAGGAGGCCCGGAAGCTGACGAGGATTTTGCCGGTGGTGCTGAAGAAAAACGGATTCAAGCGGACGTATTCCGGCGCATGGTGGTACAAGCTGAAATCCGGGTGCGCCGTGTACGGCGTGTTCTGGGACGCGGGGAAGCTCAATGGACTGGGGGACATCGCCATCCGGCGGATGGACCTGCTGAACCTGTTCTGGGAGCCGGGGGTCACGGATATCCAGGACTCGCCCCACTTCTTCTCCACGGAGCTGCAGGACCGGGAGGCCCTGGAGGAGCGGTATCCCTGGGCCAAGGGCAAGGCTGACCGGGGCGGCTGGAGCGTGAGCCGGTATCTGTATGACGATGCGGTGGACACCTCCGGAAAGGTGCTGGTGGTGGACTGGTACTATCACACCCGGGAGAACGGGCGGAAGGTGCTGCAGTACTGCAAGTTCGTGGGGGATACGGTGCTGTATGCCACGGAAAACGACCCGGATATGCGGGAGAAGGGCTGGTATGACCACGGAAAGTATCCCTTTGTGTTCGACGTGCTGTTTCCGGAGGAGGGGACCCCGGCGGGGTATGGGTATGTGGACCTGTGCAAGTCGCCCCAGAAGCAGATCGACCTGATGAACCAGGCTATCCTCAAGAATACCCTGGCCTCGGCCACGCCCCGATTCTTCGTGCGCAGCGACGGGGCGGTGAACGAGAACGAATATGCCGACTGGACAAGGCCCTTTGTCCACACCAACGGAAATCTGGGCAGCGATTCCATCGCGCCCATCCAGACGGCGGGACTGGACAGCGTGTATGTGGCGATTTTGCAGAGCAAGATCGCGGAGATGAAGGAGACGGCGGGGAACCGGGACGTGGCCAACGGCGGCACCGCAGGCGGCGTTACCGCCGCCACGGCCATCGCGGCCCTGCAGGAGGCGGGGGGCAAGCTGTCCCGGAACATGATCGACGACGGATACGAGGCGTTTTCCGACGTGGTGACCCTGTGCATCGAGCTGATCCGGCAGTTTTACAGCCTGCCCAGGCAGTTCCGGCTGCTGGGGGCCATGGGCCGGGAGGAGTTCGTCACCTATGACAGCCGGGGACTTCAGCCCCAGGCGGTGGACGACGGCGTGATCACCGGGTACCGGGTGCCGGAGTTCGACCTGGAGGTGTCGGCCCAGGACGAGAATCCCTACAAGACCATGGAGTATAACCAGCTGGCCTTGCAGCTGTTCCAGATGGGGTTCTTCCGGGCGGATATGGCGGATCAGGCGCTGCGGTGCCTGGAGCTGATGGACTTCAAGAACAAGGACCAGCTGATGAGCAGCATCCTTCAGGGACAGGCGGCGGCCATGGAGCGGCAGCCGGTTCAGCCGGGCTCCGCCGCCGGGGCGGAGGTGCGGCCGGTCAGCGCCATGGACCGGATGCGCCGGCAGACCCAGGAGGCGGTGAGGCCCCGGTGATCTGCGCGGTGTTCGGGGAGAACCGGATGACCCTGCGGGGTCATGCGGACTATGCGCCCAAAGGGGAGGACATCGTGTGCGCCGCGGCGTCGGCGCTGGTGTTTGCCCTGATCGGGGCGCTGGAGGAAAAGGGACAGCTGAAGGAGCTGGTGATCAGGCCGGGCCTGGTGACGGTGGCGACGGAGGGGGACTGCCGGGCAGAGTGGCAGGTGATCCGCTGCGGGCTGGGACAGCTGGCGGGAAAATATCCGGCGTGCGTTCGCCTGGAGGCGTGAGCATAGAGGGTCGTGGCCTACCACGGAAAGGAGCAGATATGCAGGAAGCAGCGGAGCGGCTGGGGCAGCTGACCCGGCCGGAGGACCTGGCGCAGGCCGGAACACACACGGGCGGTACGGCTCCCGACGCCGGGGAGCGGCAGGAGGACTTTGAGGAGCTGATCCGGGGGCGGTATAAGTCGGACTTTGACGCCAGGGTGAAGAAAATTCTGGATGGGCGGCTGCGGGGCCTGCGGCAGGAGGTCACGGACCTGCGGCAGCGGGAGAAGCTGCGGCAGGTGCAGATCCAGTACTACCTGGACCGGCTGCCGGAGCAGGAGAAGCAGGTCCGGATGGTGCACCCGGAGTTCCGGCTGCAGAAGGAGATGGAGAATCCCCGGTTTTTCCGGCTGGTGCAGGCGGGGGTGGAGCCCCGGGAGGCCTATGAGATGGTGCACCGGCGGGAGCTGACCGCCAAGGCCATGCACTTCGCCGCCCAGGCGGCGGCCCGGCAGGCGGTGCGGGTGGTGGAAAGCGGCGGGCGGCGCATCCCGGAAAATGCCGGGCGCAGCGCCAGCGTCAGCCGTCCGGACCCGGGAAAGCTCACAAGCCGGGAGCTGGCGGACATCCGGAAACGGGTGATGGACGGGGAGAAGATCAGCTTCTGAACCTCCGGACAGGAACAATACGCGGAATGAAGAAAGGGGAAAACACATGATGAACGATCTGTATGACCTGCAGCTGTTTGCAGGCGAGGCCAATACCCAGACCACCGGCCACGGCGGTCTCAGCGCGGAGATGAAAACCTATTACGGCATGGAGCTTCTGGAAAACGCCAAGCCCCAGCTGGTACACAACCAGTTCGCCGCCACCAAGCCCTTGCCCACCGGCGGCGGCAAGACCGTGGAATGGCGCAAATTCGGCTCCTTCGAGAAGGCGCTGACGCCTCTGACCGAGGGCGTGACCCCCGACGGCAGCGGCATCTCCGTCAGCTATATCACCAAGGAGCTGGCCCAGTACGGTGACTATACCACCGTGTCCGATCTGCTGGATCTGACCGCCATCGACGACGTGGTGCTGGAGATCACCGACCGCCACGGCAGCAACATGGGCCTGACCCTGGACACCGTGACCCGCAACGAGATCCAGCAGGGCAGCCAGGTGATCTATGCCCCCAAGCTGGGGGCGGACGGCGGCCAGACCGCCGTGCTGCACCGCTATGACCTGACGGAGGGGTGCAAGCTCACCAGCGAGCTGGTGGCCAAGGCCGCCACCCAGCTGAAGAAGATGAACGCCCCCACCTTTGAGGGTAAGTACGTCTGCATTCTCCATCCCAGCGTGGCCTTTGACCTGCGGCAGGACCCCGCCTGGGTGGCGGCTCATCAGTACGCCGCCGCCACGGAGCTGTTTTCCGGCGAGATCGGCGAGCTGCACGGCGTGCGCTTCGTGGAGACCACCGAGGCCAAGATCTTCCGGGGCGATGACCTGGCCAAGAACAGCCGGACGCTGAGCGTCAACGGGAAGGTGGAAAACGCCGCCTCCGTGAGCTTTGACGGCGGCACCGTGGCCGCCAATGCCCTGAAGGGCCGGTATGTGCTGGTGGGCGGCAAGCGCTGCAAGGTGGTGGGCAATACCGCCAGCCAGCTGACCCTGGACACCGCCGTGACGGCGGCGGACAACGACGTGATCTATCCCGGCGAGGGCGGCAGCCAGGGCTGCGCCGTGTACGGCTGCCTGTTCCTGGGCAAGGGCGCTTACGGTGTGGTGGATCTGTCCGAGGGTACCGAGGTCATCGTGAAGCCCAGGGGCTCCTCCGGCACCGCCGATCCCCTGGACCAGCGCTCCAGTGTGGGCTGGAAGGGCATCCATGCCGCCGCCATCCTGTATGACGAGTATATCGTGCGGGTGGAGTGCGGTTCGTCCTATTCCGGCGAGGACAAGGCCAACTGACACAGGCCGGAGGCGGGCCGGGGCCCGCCTCCGGAGAGCCTGTCAAAAAAGGGCGTGGCCCTTTTTTGACAAAAGGCTTGCAGTCTGCTGCGCGCATAATTTGTTCGCTGATGGCGAACCAATTCCACACTTGCAGACTGAGAAGTGTTTTTTGCGACGTACACGCCGCCGCAAAAAACGGATCGCACTTGCTTTGCCGCCTGCGGGCGGCAAACTCTGCGAGGCTTTTTGGACAGACGGACCGGGGCGGGGTGGGGCCCGCTTCCGGGGGATGAAAGGAGCGATTTGCTGTGAAGAAAACCGTTTTGCTGCATCGGGGCAGAAAGAACGAGGAAAACTTCCAGATCGTGTCCGTCAACGGACGCAGCTGGAAAATCATGAAGGGCGTGGAGGTACAGGTGCCCGACTTTGTGGCGGAGGTGCTGGAAAACGCACAGATGATGGCCGACGACGCCCGGCGCTATGTAGACCGCATGGCCAACTGAGAGAGGAGGCGCGGCAATGGGGCAGATGACGGCAGGGCAGGTGCTGGCCCAGGTGGACGACCTGCTGCCCAACAGCTATCCCGGGGAACAGAAGCGCCGGTGGCTGCGGCAGGCGGAGGGCTTTGTGCTGGAGGAGGTAGTCCGGGTTCATGAGGGCGGCCAGGGTGCAGTGCTGCCCGGGGAGCTGACAGACGCGGCGGAGCTGCTGGCGCCAGCGCCCTATGACGGGCTGTACCGCCACTATGTGGAGGCCCAGATCCACTATGCCAACGGGGAGCTGGAGCGGTATAACAACGCCATGGCTCTGTGGAACAACGGGCTGATGACCCTGCGGGACTATTGGTGCAGGGAGCATCTGCCCCGGCGGCAGGTCCAGGCCCTGCGCCTGTGCTGAAGGAGGGAGGAGCATGTATTTTCCGCAGCTGAGCACCCCACGGCAGAGCCGGGTGACGGTGAATCGGTTCCCGGGACTGGACCGGCGGCCCAGAGGGCAGGAGGGCAGCTTCCGGGAGATGGAGAACCTGTGCGCCCAGGGGTATCCCACCCTGACGGTGCGCCGCCCCCGGGGGATAGCGGGAAGCGTTACCGCTCCCGGGGGCCTGACCGCCAAGGACGGGCTTATCTGGGTGGACGGGCACACCCTGTATATAAACGGCAGCGCGGCGGGGCTGGTGCTGTCGGAGGGAAAGAAGCAGCTGGTCAGCATGGGCGCGTGGCTGCTGATCTGGCCGGACAAGCTGTACATCAACACCAAGGACCTGACGGATTTCGGCAGCCTGGAAAATAAGCGCGTCACCGAGGGGGAGGTATCCTTCACCCTGTGCCGGCCCGACGGCACCGCGTACAGCGGGTATCTGGCGGCGGACACCGCCCCGGAGGAGCCGGAGAGCGGCAGCCTGTGGCTGGACACCGGCGGGGAGGAGACGGCCCTGCGGCAGTATGGCCAGGACGGCTGGACGGAGGTGGACGACGTGTGCGTGGGGCTTCACGCCGCCGGAATCGGCGTGGGCTTCCGGGCCGGGGACGGCGTATCCGTCAGCGGATGCCGGGAGGAGGCGCTGAACGGCAGCTTCCAGCTGCGGGCCGCAGAGGAGGACTGCCTGGTGGTGACGGCGCTGCCCGGCGGGCTGTCGTCCCAGACGGAGCCGGTGACGGTGGAGCGGTCCGTGCCGGACATGGACTATGTGGTGGAAAGCGGCAACCGGCTGTGGGGGTGCAAGTACGGCATCGTGGACGGCCAGGCGGTGAACGCCGTCTATGCCAGCAAGCTGGGGGACTTCAAAAACTGGAACTGCTTCGCGGGACTGTCCACCGACAGCTATGCGGCCTCCCGGGGCTCCGACGGGAAGTTCACCGGGGCGGCGGACTATCTGGGAAGTCCGCTGTTTTTCAAGGAAAACTGCGTGGAGCGGGTGTATCCCAGTGCCAACGGGGCCCATCAGATCGTGACGGTGCAATGCCCGGGAGTGAAGGACGGCAGCGGCGGCAGTCTGCAGGTGGTGGACGGAAAGCTGTATTACCACAGTCAGGGCGGCGTGTGCGTGTTCGATGGCAGTATGCCGGTGAACGTGTCCCAGGCCCTGGGGGAGGCGCGGTATCATGACGCCGTGGCCGGGGCGGCGGAGGGGTGCTACTATCTCTCCGCCGCCGACGAGGCGGGGGCGTGGCACCTGCTGGTGCTGGACACCCGGCAGGGCCTTTGGTACCGGGAGGACGGCGTGGAGGCCCTGGGCTTTGCTCCCTGGGGCGGCGACCTGTACTGCCTGACGGCAGAGGGGCAGCTGCTGGCCATGAAGGGCGCAGGGGAGACCCATGAGGGTCCGGTGCAATGGATGGCGGAGACCGGAGAGCTGGGGCTGGACGCGGCGGAAAGCCGGTATCTGGTGCGGCTGTCGCTGCGG